TCTTTCATCTCGTCAAGTGTGAAAAGACCGACGTCCGTCGTGAGTCGCTTTTTCATGTCGCCTCCCTAGTCCGCGTACCGCTCGTTCATAAGCAACGCGAACACGCACACGCGTCCGGTGCCACCCGTTTCTGCAATTTGAAAATACACGCGATCGAATCCGAGTTTTCGCACTTCGGCGGCGGTGACAGTCCATGACCTGAATCCTGTGTTGAAGTGATTGTCGCTGTCGCGGCGGATTCGCCTGATCTGCCCGCTTGCGTTTCTGACCATGAGGTCGCGGTTGCATCCGCTGCCGCCTGGGTTGTCCGACGGTGTCGAATAGTAAATCTGCACGATCTGATGGTTGTCCATCATGATCTCTGGCGATTCCGTGAATGCCACGACGTCTTGCGGTTGCATCAATGTGATCACTTTTGGTGCTTTGACCATTATGCTACCTCCTTAGTTCCGCCTCGCGAGTGTGACGTATGGACTGACGGTTGCCGATCCTTTGTAAGGTGCCAACGTCTTGTTCCACACGGGTTGTCCGTCTACGCGGTAAATAAAGCGGAACACGTTTTCGTCGTACAGGAAGCGAACGTGTATCGAACTTGCCGCGTTGATGCCGCCTTTATCGATGAGCAGGTATTGCGACAAGTCCGCCAACACGATGTCGCCGACTTCGCCTGCCGCGTTGCATTGTTCAAGCGGCAACACTGGGCGGCCGAACAATGTCGCGTATGGTGTGCTGCTGAGTCCGCCTGCGGGAATGTACACCGGCACGTCGTTGATCGTGAGTGTGATGAGGTGCGGTTCGAGTTCTTGGTTGATGTACCACACGCTGTTTGCCCTGCTGCGTCCCCATAAACGCGACCACATTTTGACGAGGTTTTCCACGTTGAGTTTTTCTGCGACTGGCTGCCCTGTTTCTTTCGCCACGGTTACAAGTCCGCCGCATTTCAAAATGCCAAGCGGCTCGCCGTTTCCTGATCCGTTGAGGATTGCGTCGTCCATCTTGAAACCGAACTCCTCCGCGAATCCTTGCTTCAGCACGCTTTCGAGTGCGACCGCGTCTTGCAGCAATTCGTCCGTCACATAACACAAACCTGTGAGTTTGCGGAGTTGCAATTCCATTTGCCTGAACTTCGGTTTGCTCTTGGTAAGTTCTGACGCTTCCTCCTCCCAGTATGCTTGGATTCCACCCCACCTGCTGCCGTTCGCACGTGAGTCCTCGTCGACCGCGTTGATCTTGATTCAGTTCGTGCCGGTGGTGAGTGGTATCTTTCGCACTTTGCTTGCAAGCACGCCTGTTTCGTACGTACGTTTCAAAAGTTCCGCAACGAAACCTTTCTCGACCAAAAAGCCGCCGTCGCTTGGGGTTGTTTGGTTGAGTCCGCTTGCCGCACGTGAATCAAGTCGCCCGTCCACTTTGCCGCCTGGTACCGATGCCCTGTACACCGCAAGCATTTGTTCGCCGAACGATGCAAACCGCTTTTCGTCTTGGTTCGGTTTTTCCTTGATGACTTCGGGTTCGTCCTCTTTCTTGTCATCGGTTTTCTTTTCGTCTTTTTCGTCGTCTTTCAATTGTTTGGCGATGTCGAGTTGTTTCGTCCAGTGAAGTCGTTCCTCTTGGAGTTTTGCCATCGCGACTTCCTCCTCCGCGGTGAGCATACGATCCTCTTTTTCTGCCTTTTCGATGATCGCGATGATTTGGTTTTTACAGTCCTTTGCCCTGGCTGCGAGTTCTTGAATTGTTCTCATTTTTTGTTTCCCCTTTTACTCGTTCTCGAGTTTGATTTTTTGCAGCTTCAAACGTGCGTGCTGCTTCGCTTTTTCTCTGCTGTCGTGTGCTTCTTTCAGTTGTGCTTCGTAAAGTGCGAGTGTGCTGCGTATTCCGACTTCGGTGTCGAGGTACGCAGGGAACGTGACGGGCGACACGTCAAAAAGTTTGACCTTGTGCAATTCCCGCGTGTCGACCTCGTCGGCACTGCTGACGATCCACTTGTCCTTTTCAACCAAAAAGCCGAAGCTCATCTGCGTGATGTCGCCTCGGCTTATGCTTGTCATCAGGTCTTTCGCCCACGTTGTTTTGGGTGGTGTGATTCTGACCTTGAGTCCGTTCTCGTCCTCGTGCATGTGCAGCGTCCCCGATTTGTTCCGGCCGAGAACGAAGTCGGGGTTGTGATTAAACAATGCCCTGATGTCGTCCTTGCCGATGCTTTCGCTGAATGCACCTCGCATGACTTTTTCCCTGAACGGGAACATGCCGCCGAGTTCCTGACTCCATTTGTCAAAAACTGACGCGTATCCCTCGATGACTGGTTCGTCGCCGTCATCGCCGCTGACGCGAAGTTCGTTCATTGTGATGCTTCGCCGCTCGTGCTGTGTGCTGTGTTTTCTTTCCATCAGCTCGTGTTTCCTCCTTTTTCTTTTTTTGCTGCCGCTGCGATGGGTATCATGTTTCCGTTTACAAGGTAATCGTCACCTCCTTGTCCTTTTGCGATTTTGTTTAAGTCCTCGAGCGAGCGGATGTCGTTCGCCGACAGCCACCCGTTTTGCCTGCCGATTGCGTATCCCTCCATTCGTGACTTGAAGTCCCCGCGGAGTAATCCGTCCACGTTAAACCTCACGAAGTAAATCGTCCGATCCTCCTCGCCCAATAACGACTTGACCGCTGCCTGTTCCCATCTAACAAGCCACGGGCGGATCGTGTGAACGACGAAATCTATCGACTGGTGTTCGATGTTCGAAAACGTCGAACGACTTAAATCGCAAACCATGTGCGGCGGCACTCTGAAAATCCTGCAAATCTCGTTTATTTGAAATTGCCGCGTTTGCAGGAATTGGCTGTCCTCCGGTGACATCCCTATCTCGTGGTACTTCATGCCCTCCTCGAGTACGGCGATCTTGTGGCTGTTCTTTGTCCCTTGGTACACTTTGTTCCACGAGTCCCGCAGTTTTTCGGGATCCTTGACGACGCCTGGGTGTTCAAGCACTCCGCCAGGTCTTGCCCCGTTGCCGAAAAACCTTGCACCAAATTCCTCCGTCGCCATTGATAAACCGACGGCTTCGCGTGCGTACGTTATCGGGCTGACTCCGACGATCCCGTCCATCGTGAATGCAGGAATGTGAAAAATCTGCCGCGGCTTGTACGTCACGGTCTTGCTGCCTGCTGTGTACTCGTATCTGATCGCGTCCGTTGTCGGGTCCCGCTCGACTTTCATGTTCTTTGCCCGCAGCGGCCACAATGCTTTGATTTCGCCGCGTCGGTCGCGTTGAATCAGTGCGTATGCGTTGCCCCACAGCAGCAAGTTTGTCATCATGACTTCGCGGAACGTGAACGATGTCATTTCATCGTTCGGCGCGTCGTGCAGTATTGCGTACAACGCGTGCTGCTTTGCTTTCGCCTTGTCGCCGTTCGTTTCCTCTTTCAGTAACGAGAACGGAAGCGATGCGACGGTTTCTGCGATCACTTTCACGCATGCGTACACGGTGCTGACTTTCAGCGATCCGTCCTCGTCTACGTTCACACCGCTGTTGCTTGCGTTCCCGAAGTCAAGGTCGACGCCTTTGATGAAGTCCGCTGTTTTCTGATCCACGCTGTTCCGCGTTTCTTGCTTGCGGTTTCCAAATAAACCCAATGCTTTTCCCTCCTCTTAAAGCACCAAAATGCCGCGGCCGTTGTACACGCTGTCCGCTGCTTTCCTCCGTATCGCTCGATCCAGTGCCATGATCAGTGCGACGGCTCCGTCGATCCTTTCGATCGACTTTTCTTTGTCCGGCCTGACGTTCCCCGCGGGGTCCGTCTTTATGAAAACGTTGTCGACCATCCACCGCAGCGGTGCATTGCCGCCGTGCTGCAGTTTCTTTTCGAGTACGAGTTTCATCAGTTCTTTTGTCGGCATCGACATGTCGCGGAATCCTTGACCGAATGGCACGATCGTGAAACCCATGCCCTCCAAGTTCTGCACCATCTGCACGGCTCCCCACCTGTCGTACGCGATTTCCTTGATTTCATAAACCTTGCCAAGTTCCTCGATGAATCGCTCTATCTGCCCGTAATGAATAACGTTGCCCTCGGTTGTAAACACGAGTCCTTTCGCTTGCCATGTGTCGTATGGCACGTGATCCCGCCGCACCCTGAGGTTGATCGTTTCCGCCGGTATCCAAAAAAACGGCAGCACGATGTATGCTTCGTCCTCCGTTCTTGGCGGAAACACAAGCACGAGTGCCGTGACGTCGGTGCTGCTTGATAAGTCCAACCCCGCGTAGCACACCCGCCCTTTCAGTTCCTCCGCGTCGACGCCTCCGCCGCACGCGTCCCACTTGTCCATCGGCATCCACCTGATGCTTGTCTTTACCCACTGATTCAGCCGCAGTTGTCGAAAAAGGTTTTCCTCTGCGGGATTGTCTTTTGCTGTGTTAAATGCTGCACGCAGCTTCTCGATGTCGACGGTCGTGCCAAGCGAGGGGTTTGCCCTTTTCCAAACCTCCTCGCACGTCCAATCCTCATCGTCGCTTGTTCCATAAATCACGGGATAAAATGTCGGGTCGTTCTTGCGTCCCGCGAGTATGTCTTTTGCTTTTTGGTGTACCTCGAAGCAAATGCTGTTTCGATCGGTGCCTGCTGTTGTTATCAAGAAAAACAACGGCTGCCGCCGTGCGTCGCCTGATCCGTGAAGCATGACGTCGTACAATTGCCTGTTCGGCTGTGCGTGTAGTTCGTCGAACACGACCGCGTGGACGTTGAGTCCGTGCTTCGAAAACGCGTCCGCCGATAGTACTTGGTAGAATGAATTGGTTGGCAAGTACACGATCCTCTTTTGGCT